ACACCCCCCCCCTAAGCATATAAACTGGAAATCTTGGATGCAAATTGTTAATCTTTAATATATCCTCACAATCATCTCTCGTTAACCCATCTTCAATTAAAGGGTATCTATATCTTATATTGCTTTTCTTTTCTAAATTACCGGTACGACCTTGCTCATCATAATTAAAGCCAATAAGTAATTCGCATTCTTCTTTACTTAAAAATTCATCAATGGGTTTAATTTTAAATTCTATTGTGCAAAATCTTCTTTGTTGTGATGGCATAAATCTTATGGCAACAATATAATCTTCTAAACTTTGATAATAACTACCTTTGTATTTTGCATTGCCTTTCAACCTTATTAATTCAAATTTTCCGTTATGATATTCTTTTAGTTTTTGTTCCGTATAATCAATTCGCTCATACATTTCCTTATGCTCTGCACCTGTATCAACCCAAATAGCAGTTGCATCTTTTCCATATAGTAAACACATAGTTGTTGACTCAACCCCACCACTAAATGAAATATAGGTTTTCATCGGTTTAGGATTGAATAAATGATAAGCATAATGTTTGCTAAATTGGTTTTGTATTTATCATCAACATCTTGTCTATTTGCCCATTCCGTAAAATCTTTGCCTAGTGCTTTACATTCATCGAATGCACCTATGTACTTATAAGTGTACACAATCCAATCACACACCAAGCGAATTGAATTGTACTTTTTATAAGAGTTGATAAATGCCTTTGGGTTCTTCTCATAACTACGGGCATAGGTCAAACTTATCTCTACAAATGAGTTATTAGTAATCTCGTTAAATACTTTGAGTTTGTCGGCTGCGGTCATTGCTTAATAAAATATATGTAAGTAAATCCTTTTTCTTTACACCAATCAAAGTAATCTTTTAAGATTCGTTGCTGGGCGATTATCACATCATTGGAATAGTATTTAAGATAAGCATTCATAGGGATTTTTGAATCAACCATTAACCTATCGTAAATATGCGGGTGCATCTCGGTTGTCGGTGTTCCGTTTAAATAAGCCGTGTATGCTTTATTAACCTCTTTATTCCAATCCTCTTGCTTCTCTGGATATCTATAATCATACATAGTAACATCAGGTGTAAGCAAAGGTGTCTCATAGTAGCTTCGTTGTTGCCCTTTGTTATTGTTGTGCTTTCTAATCCAATCCAAAATCGTATCGGGGTCAACGGAATAAACCTTGCCGTATTCGCCAGCTATTCCATTTTCAAATACTTGCACGAGTTCTTTCATTCCTAATTCGGGATATTTCTTTTTTATTATCTTGATAACAAGGGTCTCGGTGTCATCACTAACCTTTTTGAATTGTCTTAAATATTCAAATGCTGGATTGCTCATAGTTCGCTAAATTTTTTATTTCCTAATAGTTCGAGTTTTTGTGCGATGCTTTCTTGTGTGGGTTCAATCTTTGTTCGTGCCATCCATCCGCTTACTGCGTGCCTCCAAGATTTCATTTTATTCTTACCTACGAACCATCCGTTGCTTTCGTAGTAATCATAAAACCTATTGGCTTGATATGTTGCGTTCTTCTCATCCCACTTGTTCAGCATTTCGGTTTTTATATCCTCAATCGTTGGCTTTACAAATCCCCTAGCCGTTACGTTCTTTGTTTCGTGTTCTATATCGTAACGAGAGAGAATATCAATAACCTTTCTATGTATCGGGCTACTGGGGTTGAGTTCCGTTCCATATTGAAATCTGACGAAGTCAATGCATAATATCTTGCCATCGTTAAGGGCTTCAAATTGCTTTCCGTTGTCTATGCTCACTAATCTTTTCTCATCCACTTTATCGCCAATGACATAAGATGCTAAGGTATAATTTGGTTTCCAAATTCCAGCAAGATCACATTTATCACGGACATATTTTACAAGGCATTTCTCGGTTGGTGGTAAGGACATAAACCATTCTTTTTCCCAAATGTCGGTGTCAGTAAATCGCTTAGGCATTTTCATAGTATTTTATATTTTCTAAAAAAGAGGAGTCGCTTTCATAACGCATAAAAGGAATTGATTGAGTACAAGCCCTTTTATATTCGGTTGATATCCCCAAGTCTTTAGCTAAATTAAACAATGATGAGTAATAAGGCATAAAATAACTGTCATTATTTTCTATGTAGCAAGCTATTTGTTTTCGTTGTCCGCTAAGTGGCGAATGGTCGGCATAGCCAACTAATACCGCTATCTCTTTAATGCGTAAAGGGAAATGCATAAATAAAAAATATCCTAATGCCATTCGTATCGAAGCCGTATTAATGTATTGGTTGTTTTTTACCATTACCTTAAATGGGTAGCTTGATTTTCTTCTCAAATCCTTTGGCTGAATTCCGTATTGCTCGCAATACTTTTGCACTAATTCTTTGGCTTGTTCTTTTGTGTTCATAGTTTAGATGTTATAAATTAAATATTCATTTTGGTTAAATAATAAGAATGTGATGTCTTTGGCATCCTCTATGGGCAAATATCCTACTTTTTTAAATACAAAGTTCCTATCTTGAAAGTCAGTTTGTTTGGGCATTTTATGATCCTGCCAATCCGGTTCGGGTAATTCCTTTAAGTCAAAACTAAATACTCCTTTGGGGGTGCTATTAACGTACCGAATGTTCTTATACCTTATTAGATTATCCCATTTGTATTTTTCAATTAGGATATCTTGGTAATGGGTTCTACGGCATTTGAGTTCTATGGTAAGATTAAATCTTTTACTATATGCATCCCGATAGCTAAACTGGCTTGTCTTTTCTAGGTCGTTTATCATTCTTTTAAGGAATTGAAATAGTATTTCTTCAGTCAGCAATATCATTGTATTGTTGTATTGCTTTAAATATTTGTAAAACTAATTGAGGCACTACTGCATTTCCTCCTGCTTTGATTGATTCGTTTCGCCATTTAGAAAAGGTAATAGTGTCCAATCTGTCGGGAATCCCATCATCTCCATTACAAATTGGGGCGACAGTTGGGAAGTTTTGCCAGTAATTTCCCTGCTCATTTTCACTAATGAATTTTGATTTTCCAGACCGGTTACCTTGTCCCCACAATCTGCTGCCATCGGTGTCGGAAGCATTTGATTCTGTATGTATTGAGGAAGCCCTAATTGAAGATTTATTCCCTTTTCTGCCCATTTCATCTTCCTTATCTGATATTTTTCTGGATGTTGAGGGTCTTTGTGATCTCTGGCATTTGGTGTCGGAAGCATCCCCGAATACAGAACTTGGCTGAGTAAGCAGTTGTACTTGTTGTTCGGATGTGGTGTTTGGTTCTTCCCCTCTTGTGTTCTTTTGGTTTGTCTCTCTTGATATTCCTCTGGTGTTTCGGCTATCTGCACAAGGCTTGGAGTAAGCAACAAAGAAGATTCGAAATCGTTGGTGTGGTGCGTTGACACCGCAAGCTGGCAGTAAAAACGGGAATACTTCGTACCCTTGATTTTCCAAGTCAGCCTGCACTTCGTGGAATACCAACCCTCCATTCCAATTAACAAGCCCGTAAACATTTTCGCCCACAACCCAACTTGGTTTAATCTCTCTAATTGCTCTAAGCATTTGCGGCCAGAGGTGGCGGTCATCTTCTTTGCCAAGTCGCTTTCCTGCCATTGAGTAGGGTTGGCAGGGGAATCCTCCTGTGAGAACATCAATTCGGTTTGCATACTTTGTAAAGTCGGTTTTTGTTATATCGGTAAAAGATTCTGCATCTGGCCAATAATAGTTAAGGACTTTTTTCCCAAAGTCATTCCATTCACAATGAAAAAGATTTTCCCATCCCATCCATTCTGCTGCCAGGTCGAAGCCACCAATACCGCTAAAGAGTGATCCGTGTGTCATTTGTAGGTTTCGATTATGATTTCAAGTTCATCCCTACTCCATTTCTTTAAGCGATTGTTTTCCGCTTCCGCTTCTAATTTCTTGACATAATCCTCGCCAAACCTATTGACTAACCCTTGTCGGTATTTGATTAGGTTTCCGTGTAGAAACATATTACACCGAATGCATTGCCCGTTTGTATTGTGGTAAGCTAAGGTATGAGGTAAACCAAATCGTAATGAGGAGTGTTGCCCTTGCGAAAAATAATGCCCTGCTTGTTGTACTTCGCCACCGCAAGAAATACAACCTAACTTTTCATCACGTTCTCTGATGTGGGCATTATAAATCGCTTGTGCTTTCTTTAGTAGCTTAGGTAGTGGGGTTAGTTTTGCCATTAGAAAGGTAAGTCGTTAG